TGATAGGAACATAAGTTACACGTGATACTTGAGTCTTACCTCCACGTATATTACCGGAATGTAAAATTGGTCTTTCTATCGTAAACAATGCAAAATCAGGATATAACATACCATCAAAAGCTTTTTGGGCTTTAGCTGTATCCAACATTCCTGAATCTGCTAACTGAAATTCTGGACGAATTGTTTGCGTCACAGTAATGTCAAAACGTCTTGCGACTGATAAAGGCTCATTAGAGTAAAATGCAGCGTTCAAATCTTTTACATTTGTCGTTGCTAATACTACTCTCGGCTCTATCATCACATTTCCTTTTAATTCCGCATTCGGGTTTAATGCCGCTTGCGGTGAATTATTAATGAATTGAATAACCTTTAACAATGGATTACCATCTGTGGTTTCTACTGTGCTGTTACACAAATCATCCAAAATAACACCTGTATGATGTGTTCGAAATTCTGATTGAAATTTATCAGCTTCATTCAATACAATCACTGAATTTGCTGATGAAGGAAAACCATTCGATTTCAATATAAAACGTGTAATAGCATTTGCAATCGAAGATTTACCTACTGATGAACCGCCAAACAATAAAATTCCATAAGGTTTCATCCTAATATAATCTTTTTGTGAAGCTATCCTTGAAGTCTGTAATTTGCACAAATCTCTGAGTTTGGGTGTGTAATACCCTTTCTCATAATTTGCATTGATGTTTTCTTTGGCTACATCAATTGCTCGCTGTAAACGCATATCAAATTCTTTAATATCTCCTGCTTCACATTTCTTGCCGGTTTCAATTAAAATCCATTGAGATAATACGTATGTATAATCTTCTTCAAATACGCCATTAATGGCATCTTCATAAAAGGCTTTAAACCCTTTTGAAGGTACATTTCGGCAAGCTGATACAAACATAGAACAAAATTTAAAACATGCATTTAATAAATCAAATGGCCTTGTTTTCTTTCCTAAATGGTTTGGTGTATATAATTTATATCCTCTAAAATCTACGGAAAAATTATCCACAAATTCTAAAGAAACTAACATGTCTAAAATAAGACATATTTGTTTAAATAATTTACACGCCACCACGTAACCAAAAATTGCGTAATATTTGTTGAAATCAACCTTAAAAAGTTTTGATTTAACAAAATTCCATATTTTAAGTATCCATAATTTTAAATCCTTAAAATAATCGCGAAATTTCTTTCTATCATCTTCATCTACGTCAGCATTATCTGTACGTTTAGAAAATTTAGTAAAATAATCTTTTAATTTCTTAAAAGTAAATTTAACTTCGTCATATACGAAGTTTGCTTTATGAACATTCGGAAAACCGAGTGTCGTGCAAACTCCTGTCTGTGAAGTAAGAATCTTAGTCGATTCTTTCCTCCTGTTGTTGTTTTTTGCGGAATGTTTTTTGCATTCTGCTATATAATCGAATCGTTGTT